AACAAAACACTATAGCATTAGAGTTTCCTATTAACCAGTAGTTAAGGTTCTCTTTGAATGTAGGTAATTGTTTATCTAAGTCTTTCATTTACTTAACGCAATTCAGCCCAAGCACGAATAGCGCCATTACTACAAGCAATTTGATAAGTGTCACCATCTGGAACAACAAAACTACTAGCAGGGCCAGATTGACCATTTCCTGTGTAATAACCTAAAGAAAGAGTTACTCCACTTATAGTTGCTGTTAATTCACCATACACATTATTTACTGAAGTCATACCGATTGATACCATAATTGGCTTACCAGTACTGTTTGTGTAAGTTGTACTTAATGCACGAGTACTTTTTACATCAGCCCAAGATTGTCCCTGCCCAAAAGCATTAGTAACATTAGTAGCTGTAGTAGCAGTGGTAGCGGTAGTAGCAGAAGTAGCTGTAGCAGCGTTACCTGAAATAGCAATAGCCCAAGTACCCGAAGCCCCTGTACCAGTTGAAGTAGGATAACCAGCTAACTCTGTTTGTACATATGCTGTAGTAGCTACTTGCGTAGTATTAGTAGCAGCCGTAGCTGTAGCAGCACTAAATGATTCAGTGGCTGAACCATTGACATCAGCCTTTGTATTAACTGCAGTTTGAACAGTTGTAAATTCTGTATTAAAGTCTGCACCTGATATTACTTTAGCTGAGTCTGAATCCGATAAGGCATCCTTACCAGACCATGCAACGGCAATAGTATAATTACTCATCGTATTTTTCCTTCTTTATATAATAATGTTAAGTCTTGTAATGAGGCTGTGTAACCAGCCGTCTCAGCACTCATTTCTAATTGTAAGAACTTAGCGCTTCCTGATAAAGGTATATTGTATTCTCTTAAACCAAAGATAGGAGCATACTTAGCAGCACCGAACAATGATGTAGAAGCTCCCCATAAATAAGAAGTTCCTGATGCTGTAGGATTAAGTGTAAAGCCTAGTGAACGTGAAGGTGTAACACTAAAGTCTTTATACCACTGTAAGCCTACATTAGTTCCTGGTCCACCACTGATAACTGCTTTAAGTTTCTTTAATAAAGAAGCTACAACTGAATTACCTAAGTCAATCCATATAGTTTTAAACTTACCGTTATAAGGAATTGAAGTATAAGTACCACCGCTTACATAAGTTTTATCATAGTAGCCTTCATAGGTAGCAATAGAGCCTGCTTTCTGACCAACCAAGAAGCCTTGAGTTGCAGAGTAGAACAAAGAAGTCGGAGACCTCTCACCTGAGAAAGACCAAGTAGTAATACGAGGAGCATCATTAGGTGTCTTATGCTTAATGTCAAAGACATAAGTAAGACCTAGAGTAACAAAAGTAACAACCAGTACACCTTCACTTTCAATATAAACAGACTTAATATTACTATCAGAAGCAATGTTTCTAACGATAGTATCTTTAATGTTTAGAGATAGGTCTGTTAAAGGTAGCTTATCTTTCTCAGTAGTTCTGAATAATGAACGTAAGCCAGTATCTGACATGAACATTAAGTCATCACCTACAGCAACAACAGAATCTCTTGACACACAACCAACACCACGGATAACTTCATCTAACACCATAGTAGAGGGGTCAGTAGGTCCATTATAGATAACAATGTTATGTCTTCCAAAGATGACTAACTTACCATAGAAAGGAGCGACAGATACAATCTCATCACTATCCCATACTGTATGTAAATCAATATAACCAGCAGCACCCGAACCCCACTTATGAGCGTTCAATGTATCTGAATATAAAAGAGTTCCTTTGTCTTGCGCACAGCCACCAACCCACATTCTTCCGTAGAAAGCCATGCCACAGCTTGGATTCATTACAGTGATAAGAGAAGCAGCTGTAGCGTTATAACCAGATGTTGAGCTAATAGGAAGCCAAGTACCAGAATCAAACTCAATCATCTCATGAGCAGCTTGCATACAATAAAGCTCATCTCTAAGAGGAGACATCTCCCAATCAGAAGCAGTGCCGCTAGGAACGGCATAAACGGCTGTCCAAGGAGCGTCAGGTGTTGTAAAGTCAACCGTGTACATATTAGTACCTACACCTGCTACAACTACACCAGCTTCATTCTCACCTATAGAACCAATAGGTAACGTAGTAGCTAAGACCTTCTGCTTAAATCCTTTTCTAAAAGAGATACGACCTGATTCTCTAAGTACAATATTCTCAGCAGCAGTTAGCCAACTAGAATCTAAAGTAGTAGGATTTGATTGAGTATTAAGCCCATTAACACCAATGTTGTTAAGTGGCTTATATGATAATTGCTTAGCCATTAACGGTTATTATGTTGATAATTACTTGAAACGTACCAATCAGTTTCATACTCAGTATTACCACTATCTACCATAACAGCTTGAGATAAAGATTGAGCAACTTCAGCAGCAACTACACTAGTTTGTGTACCACCATCTTCACCACGCTCAGCAATAGCTCTAGCCCATGCACCTAACATAACAGGTTTATCTGGTAACTTAAGTGAAGTAGAAGCAGTCTTCAACTCATCCTGATACTTAACCATATCGAATGAAAGAGTATGAACAGCTGAAGGTATAGGCTCTAAGTCAATCTTTAGATTGTTAGAAGAGTCAGAACCTCTGAATGAATAGTATAAAGGGTAGCCATTAGCGGTAGTAGGATACATAACTGAGTTCATGTACTGCCTAGACACTTGAGTTAGACGTTGACCGTCTGTTTGATTAACAACATCAAGTATCTTAATCTCTTGACCAGAATCTAAATTATAGTTTCTAGTGCCTGATACAGTTGTAATTTCTTTAGTCTCACGTAGGATTAACCAGTCGTGATATGATTCGATGTTACGTTTTGAGTCGTTAATCAGTGAGCCAATAACCTTTTGATAATCAGTTACTGTTGTACTATCATTGATATTACCCGACCAATCGGTAGCAATGGTGTCTTCTCTCAACCTGATTAGGACTTCATTGATAAGTTCTCTAAAGGTCATAAGGTTCTCCGTTTAGTGCATTATAATACAATTTATGTAGTTAAATCAACTACTTAGATGACTTTTTAGTAGCAGGTACTTTCTTTTTAACTACCTTCTTTACTTCTTTCTTTGCTTCTTTCTGTGGGAAGTTGTATCTCAACATATTATTCTCCTTGGTTATTAATTAGGTTTCGGGCATCTACAGTCACAGGGCTTTTCAGCACCTATAACCATCATAGAACCCATTGTCATAGCCTGTTGAGGCATTGACATTATTTGATTAAAGAAGGCTAGTGATGCTAACGATAAGGTTACACCTACTGCAAAAACGATAATACATTTACTAATCTTGTTTATCATTCTTGGTAGTCTCCCTAAAGAATACTCTCTCAGCGTGTTCAGCCTTCTTGCCAATGTTAAAGCTACTTACGGGTCTGTGGTAGCCCATAACACGAGTCCATACTTCACACTTTTGTCTTTCAGAATTATTCATTACTTAACTTCCTTGTTTTTATTACTTAACATTGAAACCTCTGTAACCCTATCTACTAAAGCATTTGTTTCTTGACTGCTTCTTGACTACATAACATAGGTTAATTATCTACGTCCTCTTTGCAGCTTGTGTACCGACATAAAACTCTACTATCATAGCAGCCCACTCAAATATTTCCTGAAACTTCAGCATACCTTTGACTGTTACATACTCAATCTCATCAGGTGTTATCTGAATCCCTAGTAAACTAAAACCCTCACGTACAGTTGGTATCACTGTGTCCACATTAAAGGCTACAGGAGCTACTAAAGTGAAAACAATGAGACCTAGTATCACAAAGAAGATAACTCGTCTGTTAAGGGCAGCATATGGACTCTCTTTAGAAGCAGCATCTCTAGCATCTTGTAAACTCTGAGACCTAGCAGCCATAATGTCTAGCATCTGAGTGGTAGCATCAGCCTTAGCTTGTTGATTCATAGCGAATAACTTAGCAAAGAATCCTACTAAGATAGGTGCTAGGCTAGTAAGCAAACTAATCAAGAGATTTAGTCCAACGCTCAATGCGTGTCATCATAGCATTACAGAAGTATTTAAACTTGTTTAGTATCGTTAGTTTGATGTAGCGCCCCTTGCTGTCTCTTACTTTTTGATTAGTCCTTGCCATTACCTACCCTCAATACTTGCCAAATTTGGTCTATCTTCTTAGACTGTTCAGTAATCATAGCCTTAATCTCACTTGCTTCAGTCTTGTAGTCTGATTTAAGTACATAGTCTCTAGGCATGTTAGATTGACAAGTATTCATCGTATGCTCTAACTCTTTAATATCAGTCATAATATTCTTGATAACAAAGATAGTCCCTGTTGTTACCATTCCTACCAGTGTCAAGATTATGTCTGAATATTCCATAGTTCCTTCAAGTTTGGTTAATGAGTGCGGGGCATTTCACCCCTACTTGTTTTATACGAATAAAGCT